ATTCGCATAGGTATCACAGACTCTGTATACGGAACAGTAACATCCGATCCAGTTCTTATAACCCATGTGAGTATACCAACTATTAGGATAACTACAGTAACTCAAACTTCTCCGACGAAACAAACAATTCAATTCACTGCATCATCTGATGGCTGGTCTCAGTCTACTAGTTTTGGGTTGTGGCAGTTATATGCGGGTAGTTATAACTTCATTGTTTATGCAGATCCTTCCGGGTCATCATTCACGGACGTACAACTACAAGAGGGGATTGTCGTTGTTGTCGGTCGTCAAACTCCGAATTTCGGGATTCAATATTCTCCATCAGTTACTATAACGTATTTACATCCTACGATTACGAGTCTCGTGGCTACACAGACTAGTCCATCAACACAAACAATATCGTTTACTCGATCTGGAGGGTGGGGATCATCCCAAGCGATTATATTTTACTTGTATTATGCCCCTTATGTCGCTGGTGTATCACAACCATTGGCAGCCGCAGCATACTCTCTTCCACCAATATTCTCAGATGTTACTTTACTTCCTGGTACAAATGTATGTGTTCATACAGATACTCCAATCGTCGGAAGTATCACATCGGATAGCATACCTATTACATATGTGATCGGTACGATATCAGCTCCGACACTTACCCAGATAAATACGGGTAATGTACAGGTATCATGGTCAAATACGGTATTTACGTCAGCCGCGACAGTTAATATAAGTACATCACCGAATATATCGGGCCCGTGGACTCTTCGGATAGGTGGTGTATCTATAACAGATAAACCAAAAACAGTAACTACAATACCACACAACACATACGTACAATTATACGCGTCTGAACAGACATATGGTACATCGACAAGTGTAAGTACACAGCCGTTTACATACTCGAACTCACTCTCTATATCCAGCATATATCCAATCACCACCTCAACTGCAAATGTGAACTTTGTATCTACTGGGTTTACCTTGAGCGATACGGTTTTGGTGAATGGTGTCTCTGGTCCTATGGCCCGAACTGGTATTGTCCAGAATGTACCAATAAGTTCATATGGGAATGTATCAGTTACTATATCTACTCAAAATGATATCAATGTTGGGACCTATACTAGTCCTCAATACCTATACGCCCCTGTTAATGCACCATTTTATACCAGTGGAGATGGTCTTGTTTCATGGGGATATTGGACACAACTCGTTATTCAGCAATCTAATGATCAGAATACGTGGTCTCAGATTGGCGGGCCATATTCGATCGACCAGGCCCCGGTAACCCTAACCCCTACTCAATCATACCTAGAACTGATAATGGACAATACAGCTAAAACGGCAATCCGAACAGTTACACCGAATGTTCCAATTACTATTGGGTGGGTATATATACCAGGAAATGCCATCGTACAGGTCCAGTATACGGCTGCGGGGACTGGCGAGTGGACATCAATAGGAGCAACTATAACGTTTGATTCAGAGTCCGTGGCAGTTCCGGGATTGCCACGACCTACAAATATCCGGCTCGTAATAACAAACGTACCTGTATACGGCACGATATATTCACTTACAGGAAATGCACCCGCTTAAAAGTGTACACACTATTACGTATAATAAGATCATGGACGATATTCTTTTGCCGGTACTCGAGGCGTCTATGGTATACGCATGTCACTATTGCAAGGCTACAGGTCGCGAGACAGTCACATCCACGGATGTTCAATATGGACTCAAATACGCGGCTCGTGTTATTCTCGGAAAGAAGATCGGTAGCATCTTTCCGGAAATATACGACAATGAGGACGACTCCGATGAGGAGCCTATAGATGTTGTGGATGATGACGACGAACCTTTCGTGCGATATACAGGCGACGAGGCTGTATTTAACGAAATGAATCGGGTGGTTGATGAATGGGGCCACTGGATACCAGAATCACCTGCTGAAATTCTTCTTAAGAACGCAATAGATAAGACTGAGGAGTAGACAAGTTCCACGGGGCGCGTAAATTGTTGCCTAAAAACCCCTTTATAAAATCATATGGAAGGTTATACAAAAACAGAACAAGCCACATTCTTTATTGACGAAGAAGAAGAAGAAGAAGAAGAATTACCATCCAAAGTGAAGTCACATCCCTTTGTCGTTCTTCAAGAAGAGGAATTTGATGAAGACGAATAGACTCCTTCCACGATCCCATACCGTATACACTTCTCTGATGATAATATCGTATCCTTTTTCATGTACTTCTCTAGTCGATCATCAGGTATGCGCGTCTTACGCCTATAAATTTCGCGCATTCGACCCATGAGTCGAGTGAGATGTTTTTTTTCCGTTTTGAATTCTTCATATTTTCCGGAAAATTCTGATGAAATCTGATGAATCAATATATGCGCATTTTCCATCATGAACCTTTTACGTCCCCCAAATAGCATGATACTTGCGGCTGATGCACATAGACCGTCGGCAACTGTCGTAACATATGCGGGAGATATGAGCATATGATCTAGCGCACAAAGGCCAGAATATAGATCCCCTCCGTCACTTTTAATAAATATTACTATTTCGCGCATATGTTCCATTTCATGAAGACGTTTTACAAACTCAAATATCGTGTCGTCGTTCACCTCAGTGTGAAAAAATATCTTATTGCCTATAACTTCTATTCCGCCTGTTTCTGACATTTCTTCTTTAATCCTTGTAGAATTTTAGGCTTTATCTTGGTAAATGCAAGTTGGTTTATCGTATCCAAATCATATCTAGTGTACACAGGAATATCTAACTTGGCGTTCGCTTTGGCGGCTAGGAGCTGGATATGGTCAAGGGGAATATGCAATTTGCGCAATCTGCTCGCTTTCATAAGCATATTGTTTGTTTTAGTCCATAAACTCCCCGGGCGCAGTATAGCGCGAGTTGGTCCTTCTACATAAAATGCTGGAATTATACATGCAGTCAGATTGAACACATGCATGAGATCCCATGCGGTCTCTTTGTATATGTGCACGTCCACTAGATCGGCATCGGAAAAACTTGATGTGATCTTTGCAAGATTTGAGTGGTAATCTATGTAATTTTCATGCATGATCCCGAATGTATTTCCATGCTCCGAAATTAACCTGTCAATAAAACGAAGAGGCGATGACGTATTTATCAATTCTGTTATATATTGAGTAGGGTCGAGGAATATATCTCTCTGTTCAGCATCAGGTAAAATTTCTTGGCGTGGGATGCATTTGACATAATGGTCTATAATATCCAGTGACACAATCGGATGGATAGATATAATATAAAACTGAACTGCAAGTCGTCTGAGTTCTTTTACACCCGGAAGTGTTTCTATGCATTCATAATCATCAAGAATAACCGGATATCTCCTATTACACGCGAGGCGAGCGAATAAATCAGATGCAGACTCTTTTGTTCTGAGATGATCATGATCTAATTCGATATGTACACCGATCGATTTTACCCAACTAGACTTACCGCATCCGTTAGGACCGTATACATTAATTACTCCCTGTAATTCAAAGATGGACGATGAGGACTCAACCATGACGTTAGATATTCCTGTATCTAAACAAATCTTAAACCTTATTTTCGAAACGAATGAAATGAAGATTGCGATAGGATTCTGGGCACTCGTAAATATTCTGGCTATCGTGTTGCTTATATATATCGTGATCAAGAAGTAGCCACCGGTTCAGGCTCCTTCTGAAAACTACAGGAGGCTGCTGCCTCCGACCCCCCGGGTGCAGCCGCCTGGGGAGGAGAAGGATGAGAGACAGTCTTTTTGTTTCTGCGGTACCATATAAAAAACCCGATTGCTGCGAGTATGATCGCCGCCGCCAAAAAGCGAATATCAAATTCTGCCATCTTATAAGTCAATCGTATTTTTTTTACCCAAAAAATCCGTACTCGTAACCGGTCCTGAATATCTGACAGGAACCCATGTAATTCCTATACGAATTCCACCTTTCCTAGTTAGTGTCCAGAAGAATTGGGCGATCGGTTTTGCAATTCCAAACATACTTATATGGTTTCGTTTTGGACCTGCAAATCTCATAGCCGTAGCTGTAACATCGACGTTATCAATGCCTCGTTCGATTTTTTTTAGTGGCGGACCAAGTCTAGGAATTACGGGGGGCCATTCGGCCGTCAAGTATCTCTTAAAATTGTATGTATACTCTGTTATAACTGTTCCGCACCTAGCCTTACTCTGACGAAGTATCGTAAAATTCGGTTTTTTAAAAAGGATGATGAGCTCCATTATTATATAAACGTAAGATGACCACTTGTTTAAATGATAGCCCATTACAATAAAAGAGTTAAAGAATTAAGCGAAAAGGAATCGCCTGATGAATTGTACGACTTTCTACTACAAAGTGCACCATTTCTGAAAGAGCACGAAGAGTCTCGAAATAAAAAGGATGTATTTGATTCGTATCTTGCAGATATTGAAGGGATTGTCCAATTTAAAGAGGTGTGCGATATATGCTCGATATGTAAGTCGACAAATGTATACTACGAAGAGACTATCAGTGATCTAGTGTGCACGGATTGTGGCCAGGCTGAATATGTAATGTGCGGCGAACGAAGCTATAAAGAGGAACAAGAAAACGACCAAACCATTGTGTACAGCTATAAACGTGAAAACCATTTTAACGAATGGCTCGCACAGTTCCAGGCAAAGGAAATGACACACGTACCGCCTGAAATTTTTACTAACCTTCGAGATGAATTCAAAAAACAAAAAGCGTCCAAAAAGGACATTACACATTCAAAGGTACGGGCAATTCTAAAAAAATTAAAGTTGAGCAAATACTACGAGCATGTACCATATATTTCAAGTGTACTAAACGGGGTCACGCCCACGCAGATGGACAAAGCACTCGAAGAAAAACTACGTAATATGTTCTGGCATATACAGAAACCATTCGAGAAGCACTGCCCGGCGGAGCGCAAAAATTTTTTAAGCTATTCATATATTCTTTATAAGTTTTGTGAACTCCTTTCGGAAGATGATTTTCTCGCGTGTTTTCCACTACTCAAATCAAAGGAGAAGCTCTACGCACAGGATCAGATTTGGAAAAAAATAACCGCAGAACTCAATTGGGAGTTTATTCCGACAGTTTAACTGTATACTTTGTCAGTGCGCCATCCTCGTCAGTCACAATAAGATCAAATGTATTCTTATCAACCTGTGCCGCGTCTACGAGAATACTCTGGGACTTTGATGGTACTGGCGACCCCTTGGTAACCTTGAGAGGATTTGTCGAAATAACGCCGAGACGGTTCATAACTATAGGATTGTGGATTAGAAGCGGAGGAGTAAAGTACATTTCTACAATTACAACGATACTTTTTTTTAATTAGCAATATCATAAAACAATGTTGGTCCTATTAGGTGTTATACTAGTTGTAATCGTATGTATAATTTTCATTTTTTCGTGCAAGACGTCGTCCAGTGTACCAAAAATCATTCATCAAACAGCTCCAACTGACGAATCAAAATGGCATGAGATTTGGAAATCGTGTCAGCAATCCTGGAAGAACGCATTTCCAGATTATGAATATAAAATGTGGAATGACGAGGATTTGCACACCTTTATGAAGACAGAATATCCTGCTGATTATGATATGTTTTCACAGTTTTCTAAAATACGGCAGATCGACACGGCCAGATACTATATCCTAAATACATATGGCGGTATTTATGCCGATATGGATTACGAATGTATACGTAATTTCGAGGATCTATTATCACACGATAAGGTATCCGTATCAGAGGCAACTGTCGTTTCAGATGAGAGATTTCAGAATGCCCTTATGGCAAGTCCGAAAAACCATATGATGTGGGAGACATATATATTTCCGGACATTCGACTAAATAAAGATGTAAAGGATATAAGTGAAATACAGTATATAGTTCCTGATAAACCATATGATCGCAAAGAGGGGTCAATTACAGTGCACACGTGCGGGCCCCAGATTCTATGCAGGGCCTGGGATATCGCACCTGAAACTATACACCCTCTTCCCGCTAACCTATTTTCTGTGGCTACACCTGGAACCACATTTTCATATTCTGGCAAAAAGGTTGAATATGGCGCTGACGTATATGCAGTTCACCACGGAACATATTCGTGGAGTAATCTGGAATAATTGTCTAGCATGCACTCAGATACAATTCAATCTTTTTTTCACGTGTCAATGAAAAATCGAACGTATTAATGTGGCATTCGACATCGATTCTGGGAAACTCGTTATATTTTTGTTGATTGCGCATAAAAGCATACAGAATTTGTGTAAGATATTTCATAAGCGACGACGGTCTTTTCTGAGGCGTTGACGGAGCGACCTTTCGAATCTCTAGAACATCAGTCTTTCCTAAAAATACGTGACACGGAGAGTGTTCGACGGTTGCACCATCAAGGTATAATCCACCATCCTTCCCGAACCATGGTACCATAATTAAAGGAACCGTAATCGACATTCGCACTGCCCGAGAAACTTTCATGTCCGGTGCCGTATCAACCGATAGATATACAGTTCGATCAGTCACCAAATTGTATGTCGTAACATGTAACTTGATAGGATTGTGGTCATAGAGTTCCTTGAATGTCATAGGACATAATGCATCGACGTACCGTTCAAACTCGGTCAAGTCAATGAGTCCAAATTTAGACATGAGATTCCGAACCTCTACTTTAGCAAGTTTATCCAACGGAGCTTCGACCGCCATTTCAAGCATCCGGTCCACATCACCACAGGTGTATACATAAAAAAATCCAATAAGCGCTCCGATAGAGGCGGCTGAAATCTCTTCAAGATCTTTACATTGATCTTGAAGGGACAGTTTTTTAAGAACTCCTAAAAATTGAAACATAATCATTGACCCTGGACCTATAATCAATCGCTTCATGCTAGTACGGGTACGATTTTATTTCTTAAGTAATCATAGGTTAATACTTACTATGACATTCTGTCATTACAGAGCCATTGCAGGTGCGCCTGGGACTAGGTATCATCGATTTCGGTTTATGGGATTTTCGATTGTTGATGTACTCGGAACTATAGTTATGGGAATACTTCTCGCGAGATATTTGCATAAAAGTCCATTACTTGTTACGATATGCCTATTTATCCTTGGAATTATTGTTCATCGGATATTCTGTGTTGACACGGCACTCAATGTACTTATATTCGGACACGTTACTAATAGTACTGGGGAAACTTTGACCGAAGAAGGGAGAATATAATTGCAAATACTAGGGTGTGCACCGCAACCGCAGGAGTTGACGTTTGGCCTGACATAAACAGACCTCTAGAGCCTGGAGGGATGGTGAGTAATACGCCCGGGGTTAGGGCAATATACAACATGATCGGAACCAATACATCAGCCTGAGTCATATTCTTCTTTAGAATAAACTTCATGAGGCCGTAGTAAATAACCGCGAATAGTAAAGCATGTAATACTAACGTGGCATTCAGGATGCTATTGCCGTTTCGTTTTACGACAAATAGTACACCTGAGCTCAAAGCGGCAAATAGCAGCGCGGGCACTAGAACCTTCTGGCTGGTGATGTCGATTTTGTTCATTTACGTTACAGTCAGAAAAAATTCCTCCAGTTTCGGTTTTTTATAAATGGGTGGCGCTTGATTGCCTGAACCTCAGGTGTTATAATCTCTTCGTCATCCTCGCCCTCGAGAATGAACCGCGTAAATTCATTATATGTCTTGCGTATAGGAAGATACCAATACTCATGATGATCAACAACAGTGAACCAGAGATTTAGCAAATCTTCGCTGTACCAGTCTTGCCAATCTTCAATCGTAAATTCATCGAATATCGTCTCCGATTCTTCGTCGTCACTGTACGCATATAGCTCAAAGTCCGGATTCTCACAATGCTCCATAGTATGTGTTGATTACTTGGTGGCCCCTGAAAGTAAAAGAGTCGTCCGCTCTTTACTCGGGGCGTTTTCCGCTATAACCTTAATAACCGTGTTAACTTTAACCTCGTCGCCGGAGAAGAATACGTTGAGTCCATTTTGGATTACATCTTTTGTGATGCTCGCCTTGACAATCTTCCGACGAAGTCTAATTTTCTTATCCTGTACCTTGAGGTCGTCAACGTCATGTTCGATCATAAGTGACTTGATTTCCTCGGCGAGGTCCTTCTCCCTCCTGGAAATCATCTGAATATCTTTGCGCGCACTCGCCAGATTCTTTTTTAGTTCTATCCATTCGGTCACTATAGCCTTGAGTTGTTCGGACATTTACATTATATCGGCCGTTTGCTTTAATTATATTCTTGGTCCTGAAGTTCAAACAATGGTCTCATGAGCTCTGGGGTTATAGTCGACATGTTCCATATACTCACTGGGTCCCGTGGGTTCGCCGGTTCTGAGCGAAGTTGTAAATTCGCGTTGCGTAACGTTCCACCTACCGTCTCGGGATAGCCAATCTGCCCTCTCGGATCCAGGTAATTCTGGTTTGCAAGTATGGTATCAGTAGAAAATTGGCCAAAGTCGTCCTGTACTGGAACTTCCTTTGGTAGTAACGCAGATGAAACCTGTGCATCGCTCGTAGGGGCCAAGGTCTGGACCTCGTCGATCGGAGCACCCTCTAGAATAAATGGGCTTTTTGCACCTGGCTTGAATAAGGTATATACAATGAATGCAACAAGTGCGATGATGACTATGGACTTCCCGTCTATCATTTATATTGTGGTATGAATTTTTTTTATTCATCCGAGTCAGCATCATCGGAAAACATGTACGTCTGAGGAATTGACGTTTGTTTCTTAAGCCTGGCCTGGATAACTCGCCACTCAGTCCCGAATGTCTTACGAATGAACCATAACCCGGACAGTTCAACCATAATGTCACATTTCACGCCAGGTACCAGTATTGAACGGTCAACCTCGTTCTTGAAGGCGTCAAATACTTTGGTTTTTTTTGTTAAAGGCGCCTCGAGGATACCTGATGATACCGAGGGTTCAAATACGTTCTGGAGATTGTCCACTTTCTTGCCGAACCATTCGACAGACGATAACTCGGCCTGTTTCAGAATCTCTGCATCGAATTCGTCTAGTATTGTCGCCGGAACCTTGAAGCACTGTGCGTCTTGGACTTCAGCACTGTTAATCTGCTTTGTAAGTCCCTGGCCGGTAATCTTCAAAAAATAACGACCGTCTGGCATACGAGTAGGTTTCCCATATTCCATTTTCTTTATATAAGATTATTAGAAGATGGACTGGAACGCATTAATTCCTCAGGAGATTGGCGAAGCACTTCAGATGAGTATACTCGGGTTTCCACTATGGCAGATTTTGATAGTAGCCTTGATTTTACCGACGCCTATAATGATGGTACTCGTTCTTTTCTTCATTCCAGGGGTTAAAGAAAAGGTTACAGAACTAAGTAGAAATGGCATCTCTGGACTCTATTCAGACTCTCGTACTAGACCTCAGCAAAGTGGTTAAGTCGCTGCAAAAGGAAGTTCATCGTATCCGCCAACGCCTCGAGGATCCGTCGGGTGAGAAGGCCAAGGCGAGATCCGAGAATAATAGTTTCAAGCATCCTCAGGTTGTATCGGATGATCTGAAGAAGTTTCTAGGTCTAGGCCCTAATGAGACTATTTCCCGGTCAGACGTGACGAAGCGAATTTTTGCATATGCCAAGGAGAAGGGTCTCAATAATGGTAAGATTATCAACATTGATGCGAGTCTTCGCGTGCTCATGAATCCGCCAGATGGCGTGGATATCACCGTGACAAATCTACAAAAGTACATCAACCATCATTATATTAAGAAGGACAGTGTCCTGCCACCTGACGATACTCCGGTGAAGGTGCCAGCCACAAAGGGTAAGCCGAAAGTCGCCAAGTCTTAAATTAAAATGTACACATCTTCCAAGTATAAATGATACTCATAACGCGGGACATAATAGAAAGACTTGTCGGAACTAAAATTAACAGTCTGGATCATTACGTGACGGCTTTCACACACAAATCTGCATTAAAACAGTACCCAAATCTAACGAGAAATTATGAAAATCTTGAATTTATGGGTGACTCTGTCCTTGGATTCATAATAACTAAATACCTGTACGATACATATTGTAACGAAGAGGAGGAGGGGTTTCTGACCAAGGCGAGAACCAAATTTGTGAGAGGGTCCACGTTGGCCACCATCTCAGAACGTTTGGGTTTGTTTGACCTAATTATTATGGACGATAAAGGGATCAAAAAAGGATGGAACAAAAACCCCAAGATTATGGAGGATGTGCTAGAGGCACTTATTGGTGCCATTTATATAGATCTGGGGATACTACACACGAAACAATTCATATTTGGATTACTCAATTCATTTCCAGTTGACATGCACGACGATAACTATAAAGATTCGCTCATGCGCCTCTGTCAGCACAAGCGCATTCAACTTCCAGACTATCAGATAGAAAATCAGACGAATGGATTGTTTCATGTGACTGTTGTGATTCAGGGTATTCGTTATGGGTCGGGGTACGGCCCCAGTAAAAAACAGGCTGAACAAATGGCCGCACTTAAAACACTAGAACTCATTACGACCAATGAATCTCAAAGTACAGGCTCTCATTAACAAAACCTATGATGATCAGAGAAGTGATGCGTGGTTTAAACTTCGCGGAAATCTTCTTACTGCGAGTGATTTGGCAGCCGCACTAGGAATGAATTTTTTCAAAAGTCCCGATACATTGTTATTGGAAAAGTGCGGCTATAAAAAAAATTCGGCCAATATAGATACGGCCCGTGGAGTTCGACTTGAGCCTCTCGTGCGCGATATGTATGACGCTCGTACACACTCAAAGACACACGAAATAGGTTTGCTCGTTCACCCAGAACATGGGTGGCTCGGTGGAAGTCCGGATGGAGTAACTGAAGATGGTATTCTTGTCGAAATCAAGTGCCCCAAAAAACTTGTCGCCAGGATACCACAGTATTATTATCCCCAAGTACAGCTACTACTCGAGATTATGGATCTTGAAGATTGTGATTTTGTTCAGTATTGCGAAGAGAAGGATATGATGACAATTATTCGAGTTACACGTGACCGTGCATGGTTCGCCGAACAGCTTCCCCGTATGCGCGCCTTTTGGGATTTGGTTCTATATAAAAGAGTTCACGGATTATGTGAGATTATTTCTACATCAGCTCAACCGGTACCTTTACTAGAGACACCTTCTGAGGCTTTGCCAGACGAGCCCGTAATTTTTCACGTTTCTGAAGTTTGTTAATCTCAGCCTGAATTTGTGGTTTTGTAGGATTACGTGCCATGAAAATGAGCATTTCTGGGTGAAACTTTTCTGGAACTCCATATGAGCGTAGTTTTAAAGTGTGGAAATTTTTAACAGTTGCACCAGATGCATACATAGTCTGAAATACTTTCAAATTCTCACGGGATACAGTCTTATTCCCGAGAATCGTTCTAAATTTGTTATGGAATTTATTAATAATATTCTCTTCCGTCTTTTTACCCTTTTGTACTTGACGTGTAAATTTTGTTTGTTCATCAGGTGTGAAACCTGGACCTAGGCGATTCAATGGACCTTCTTTAGGGGGCGATTGCGGCTTTTGTACCGCAGCGACTAGATTTGCATTGAATGCATTCGTGTCGAGTTTTTCAGTTATGAGTCTCTGAATCAGAATCTTTTTAGTCCCATTCATCTCGAGACTCGGATTATATGCCTGAATAAATCGTTTCAGTTCGCTTAATTTGAATGAATCGAGTGCGCGGGATCTACTTGTCCCTTTTCTTTGGAGTTTTCGCTCATTTGGGAGAATGATATAGTTCGTCCCGTCAATCGTGAAATTCTCATCACGGGCGGATGTAGATGCATTCGGGTTGAGCCTATTCTTCAGTAGGTTACACAGTACAGGCTTCTTCACACCTGTATGCGCCATATCGACATTGGTTGCTATTTTTTGAAGGTTTTTGAGTGTGTATCTGGAACAATCAAGACCTCCTATCCGAAATGTACCTTCGTGTACATTAGCCCCCACTTTTCTGGCTACTGGCAGAGAAGACTGTGCCTCTATACCAAATAAAGATCGTACATTTTCGGGAATATCTATACCCGCATCTGCGTATGCTTTAATCGCAGTCTTTTTACCAAGTTTGAGATCTTTGGGGATTTTATACGCCTTTAAAATTCCGGCCGGACCTGGTCGGAGATATGTTCCTTCGCCGGAAATCGGAACTTTTTTATTCTTTAATTTTATATTCTCAGAAATACCAAGTTTTTGTGCCGTATTTACAGGTACGGCGATACCGATATCTTGGTATGCTCTCAATACCTTTTGACGTACATATGCAGGATTGTCCGGAACTTTATAAAATCGGGGAACTTTATTTGGGCCCGGTCTGACATAGTGCCCATTTCGTACCGCATTCCACGAGTTTGCCGCATCATATCTCACGGACGCCATATGTTCCCTTTTCGCTTTGAGATTTTTCCTAGCCGGTATAGGTGTTACTGGGACGTCAACGCCGTATGGGTCTTTATAAGAATCAAGAATAGCCTTGATATTTACATCAATTCCTGATAGATCGGCTCCCTGTGCAGTAACTGTGCCATTAAAGAAAACATATGCCAGTTGACCGCCCCTAAATCGAATCTCAAGGCGGGCAAATATTTCTGGTTCGTAAAACATAGTATATGGAAGATCTCTTCGTTTCCTATATTGATCAAATACGTGTTGCATCCGTACAGTTTTTTTAAGATAAAAACGCACCGCCATGTTGTCAACTTTAAATGGCGTATTGCGCAGCTTTGGTATGAGCCTGACGAGAACTCTATACATCTTTTCCCATTGAGTTTTTCCGGCCAATACGACATTTCGAGGGCGGACAGTGGCCAATCCATCGAATACAAAACGGACCTCTACGCGGGCTAGCTCTGCGCTTCTTGCCCCAATAATTGTCCCGTCTTCCCTTTTTTCAATCGCCGGGGTTTTACCTCCGATTGATGTTGTAAAACCTATAACACTTTTTATATCCTTAGGAAGACTCTGGTTGGATTCGAATAGATCCCTTAGATCAGTCTCAAAATATCCCGTCGATGACGCGCTTTGAAACGTGACGTTCATTTCTAAAAGTCAATATTAGAAATTTCTATATTTTCTTGGACTATATCCAATCCGTATATAATCGGCTGCTGTGCGTACATCCGCCCCTTATATTGCACGGCGTCAATACGCACTTCGATTTCACGCGAACTAAATGGTCCAGCATACACGTCCTGATTGAAACGCGATCTGGCCAGATTATTTTCTTGGCAATGCTGATTGAACATATGCACAAAGAGTTTCTGAGGCACAAAGAGGGTGCGTCCATAGGTGACCTTTTCGGATTCCAAAAAGTGCTGAAGCGTGTTAGTGACGACTGAGATCTGGCGTTGCACATCCTTGAAATACCTCGGAAGTACATTCCAAATATCGTGATCACCATACTTTTGCGAATACTCTACGTACGCCTTGACACATTTGCATAAGATTGATGCAATTTCTGTCTCGAGTTTTTCGTCTAAATGCGGATCCGCGTCCATAACCTGCCTCGAAAAATTCGCAGTAACAACACGCCTTTGTACACTCCCTGAATTGTCACGCCAATTCGGAACTTCATTTCCGGCCAGAATACCAGGCACATTCCATTGCTTGCTAATCGCCTTTTGATTCTTTCGTGCAATTGATACATCCTCGCCAGAAACCATAGATTGAAACTCAGCTTGTTCGAGTGCCAAATCACCCTTCACCTCTGGACTTATAAACATAAGTCCGTCATATATCGACCACAGTCCAAATTTCTTTTCGATATTATTTGATAGGGTACGTACATCATCCGGATCGTAAAATTTCTTAAATACCTTGGTAATGAGGGTGGACTTTCCGGACCGTGCAATACCTTTCAGGAATGGAATACATTGCCATCCGTCCATTTCGTTCACATCAAAACATAGACGACCGCCCATTACATAGAGCCAGTTGCACACTTCCGGCTCGAAATGTTGATACTCAAAAATACTGTGCATGTATGGGGTTGGTATATCTGACCAGTGTATTTCATCGTGATGATTAAAATCAACGTCAAAATACTTACACGCGACTATGGTCGGATCGAGCGTATCAAACTCCGGCGACCCATACCTATAAAACCGCGTGATGTATTTGGTTCCATCCCATTCCTTTCCGACAAAAAGACCATTTCTAAAAGACCACACATGCCGATCCTTTTGAATCTCCGGAAACTGAACATCTTTACACTGGGTAAGATGCGAGATCGACTCTTTGACATTACCAGCCTTTGAAGTTAGATTTTTCCACATGTCATACTTGTCCTCTTTCTGGGTAAATGTATATACAAACTCGTCAATTTCCATAATTGGCTTCCACGCCCGCGTGAGGTATACTCCATGTAGAATCTGTTTACAGCACTTTCCTTTGTATCGTTTCATACCTTGCCGCTTCAACTCATTCAAGAGATAGAGCAAAAGCCGTTGATAAGGCGTACATTGCTCAGCTTCATCTGGTGACTCATCCATAGTCTTTACTCGAAATATAGAGCCGTCGATATCACCCTTGATAGGGGCTAGATTTGGGTGATTAATACGTTCATAAATTCGTATCCACGTGAAGACAACCTCGAAATAATCAGCAGCCATTTCAATCAGGCGAGTTATACGATTCCCGATAGAAAACTCGTCACCATTAATATCGGTCGATGTACTCGATACAATTCCCAACTCAGTTGTCCGATGATACAATTCAGACAAGAGTTGAACAAGGCGGCGTTTCTGTTCCATGACCCGGTCTAGGTCTACATTACAGGGAAGACCAGAGGAGTCTAACTCATCTTCCCTGAAGAATTGCCTGAACGGATTTGTGAGCGGTACGAACCGATCACCTCGGCTCGCAAGACCCATTTGGGATTCTACTTTTCTAACAAATTTCTGAATACTCTCCACGTCCAATTGATTCACCTCAGATTTGAGAATCTCCAGTTCGATATGCTCACCGTGTTCAGGCAGTACATCCTTTTCAATAGTATGAACCCCGATGTCCATGTTTGATAGTACAACGAGATATTTTTTTAAGCCTTTGTAAGACTTGATAGGATTTTGATTAGAATCTTATTCTGGGTATCGATCCGGTCACTGATACGACTCAACGCTTTCACAATGCCATCAGCGATATTGTCACCGTCCTCAGTCACCAAGAAATTCTCAAGGGTTGGGAACCCCATCATGCCGTCATCCACCTCTTCTTCTGCCATTATAGGTGTCTCCTCTGAATCCATTTGTAATTGTTAGTTAAAAAAAATAGACGAACTAGTCGCAGAATTTTTTTCTGTGTGTATATAAAATGGCCGGTGGTTTAATGCAGCTCGTGGCATATGGTGCCCAGGATGTGTATCTCACTGGTCAGCCCAAGGTGACCTTCTTTCAGGCGGTATACAAGCGTCATACCAACTTTGCAATGGAAAATATTGTACAGACCCTGAATGGTACGGCTTCTTCTGGAGGCCGTGTATCTGTGACCATCGCCCGTAACGGTGACCTGGTCGGTGACATGTATGTGCTGCTTCAGCCAGCCACCAGCAACCTAACATCCAATAATGTGGTTGCTGATACCAACTGGATTGCCGAGCGGGCGATTCAGGATCTGGAACTGACCATCGGCGGGCAGCGTATTGATAAGCATTACCAGGCATGGTGGCGCCTGTACTCTGAGCTATTCCTTGGCGAGGAGGATAAGCTCGCGTGGGGTAAGATGACGAGCTGCTCCAACTTTTCAGCCAACCCAACCCCTACTGTATATCTACCACTCCTATTTTTCTTCAACCGTAACCCGGGTATGTACCTGCCTCTGATTGCCCTACAGTATCACGAGGTGCGCCTAGACTTTAACCTAACCTCATACTTCTCTACCTATTTCGCCGCGTCCCGCTTCGAGGTGTGGGCCAACTACATCTACCTGGATACTGAGGAGCGTCGCCGGTTCGCCCAGAAGGGTCATGAGTACCTGATTGAGCAGCTACAGCACACCGGCGCTGATCAGGTACAGGCTGCCGGTACTTCAACTGTACGCCTGTCATACAACCACCCAGTCAAGGAACTGATCTGGTGCTACACCAACCCCAATTACCCTGGCACCATAACCACGGGCGGTCTAGGCTCCAACTTAAACTCTCTATGGAACTTCTGTTCCAACTGCGCAAATGTAAATCTGACATCCAACCTGGTCATGATGGCAAACTCCAACGCGTTCGTGCTGCCACATAAGACGGCCTCTCCATACATCTATTCTGGTTCTGGTGTGACATCTGGCAATGCCATGTGGTCCGAGGATTGCCTGCCGGCGACTGGAGTGGAGGTTGGTCCCATGGATACTTTCAAGCTCATATTAAACGGACAGGATCGGTTTGCCCAGCAGAATGGCAAGTATTTTAACCAGATGCAGCCTTTCCGCTACCACTCCGGTACGCCATACCCGGGCATATACACGTATTCGTTCGGTCTACAGCCAGAGGAGCATCAGCCAACTGGTACATGCAACTTCTCACGTATAGACAATGCACAGGTGGCCGTATCCATGAAGGCGGGGGTGCCTCAGATGCAACAGCGCATGTTCGCCGTGAACTACAATATCCTACGCATACAGTCTGGCATGGGTGGTCTCGCGTTCAGCAATTAAATCTATTCTATTTAGCTGTAACTTAAAAATAAACGTATGATAATAACACTATGTGGAAACTGGGACTTGGTATTTTAGCCGTTGTTGTATGTATAATTCTATTTTTTATTCGAAAATCAAAACAACAACACCCAATAATTTACGGTAATATGGGATGTCCTCACACAGTTCATCACAGACAGAAATATCCCGATGCGACTTTTGTTGACTGTGCAACAGAAAAATGTCCTGATTTTGTCACGGCCTACCCAACCACAAAATGGCCTGATGGAAACATTACTATGGGTAGTAGTTAAAATCAAGGTTTTAAAGTACATGCGCATAAACATATACAGTAATGGAGGTTCAATTGATTGATCATATGGGAACAGACGACTCGATTGTTCAGGCAGCCCGAGTCTCATATGGACAGGGCACCAAAACAACTTCGGAAGATCGCCAGCTTATCCGGTATCTCATGAGGAATTGGCATACCACGCCTTTTGAGATGGTCGAATTTAAATTTCGTATAAAGGTTCCCATTTTTGTGGCGCGTCAGTGGATGCGGCACAGGACCGCGAGCATTAATGAAATATCCGGGCGTTACTCGGAAATTCCAACAGAATTTTGGGTACCAAAAGAATACAGGCCCCAATCAACTGTAAATAAACAGGGATCAGGCCCAGGTATTATCACCCGTGACATTTCACCGGCTTCCCAAAAAATTTCGGCAGAGATGGCATTTTCGTTATACTCGACTCTATTGGAAAATGGAGTTTCCAGGGAACTTGCCAGGACACATCTACCTCAATCAACCTTTACCGAATTTTACTGGAAGGTGAATTTACACAATCTACTCCATTTCCTTCACCTGCGAATGGATAGCCACGCCCAACCAGAAATTCAGGAACCTGCTCGGTTGGTATTTGAATTGATTAAACCCATTGTACCCCATGCATGTGAAGCATTCGTAGATTATAGACTGAACGCTCTCATCTTTTCGGGGCCGGAAATTACCGCATTTCATACTGGGAACCTTTCTACTCTGTCATCTAGAGAAAAGAAAGAATTTTCTATTAAATGCCAACGGTTGGGAGTTCCATGTATGACCGAGGAGGTCGGAAGTACATTATAATTGATTCAATGGAGATAAAGGTTCCATGGAGATACGGTCGAATAATCGGAGTGAACCATATAGGTCTTAAAACTGTACACGAATTAGTCGCAGGGGATACGATCAATCGTTTCACGTTTTCGAATCGGACATGGGAAGGTGATACATATAGGGTATTAAGATCCATAGACACTAGAAGTCCATTGCAGTATGATCAAGAAAGAACTTACAGTTAGAGCGAATCAGAATGCGATTGGATTAAGACCGCCGGCATTTAAAGTGTACCGTGAGTTGGTAGATGGAACCCTATTGGTTCCCCGTTTTTTTAGAGCTGGTGTATCAAAAGAAACATATGTCAAAGGGAATGAATCTTCTCGAATTACATTCGTAGGGTCTCTCATGAGTCACCAGAAGGATGCCCTAGACCAATTCAAGGGGAACGGAGTCCTGTGTCTTCCCTGTGGAAAGGGAAAAACGGCAACGGCTCTTGCAATCGCATCCAAGTATAAGCGACGTACACTCGTGATTGTACACAAGGAGTTTTTGGCATCTCAGTGGCGTGATCGTATAGGACAATTTTGCCCAAGGGCTACAGTCGGGCTTATACAAGGTGATACATTTAACATAGAGTGCGATTTTGTTATCGCAATGATCCAGACCTTATGCTCTCGTGAGTTTTCACGGGGAGTATTTGATTCTATAGGCCTCGTTATTGTCGATGAGGCTCACCATATTGGTGCGCCTGCATTTTCAAAGGCATTACTCCATTTCAGGTCAGAATATACACTCGGTCTTACTGCAACCCCTGAGAGAAAAGACGGTCTCACGAAAATCTTGTATTGGTTTTTGGGTCCTATATTTTATTCGATGGAACAGGACTCGTCGACTATCAAACATATAAAAGTACCATTTGACCATCCAGAATTTAGGAAAGGACCAATTCTTAATAAGATTGGAAAAATATCGTTGAGCCATATGATTAATCTGCTCACTGATATCCCAGAGCGAAATGATCTCATTATCAAGTTGATCCGCGAATGTATCGAGAGAAACCGAAATATACTCGTCTTGAGTGACCGTCGTAGTCACTGCGAATATCTTCAAGCGCAGATAGGACATGATAATGCTGGATTGTATATTGGTGGAATGACACCATGCCAACATGCGGAAGCCTCTCGTAAAAAAGTGATTATAGCGACGTTCTGCCTTGCATACGAGGGTCTTGATATCCCTACACTCGATACATTGGTTTTGGTTACACCCCACAGCGATATTAAACAGGCCGTGGGGCGTATAACACGCAATATTCATTCAGACAAAGAAGTATATGATATCGTAGATGCATGGTCAGTATGCGAATCAATGTATTACAGACGCAAAAAGATATTTGAACCAGCCCACGAATGTCTCATTTAACGAATTGTATCAAGAACCGCCAATAGAACCACACCTCCTATAAACACAGCAACAAGTGTGTTACACTCAGATGCCGGCTTAGTGGTCGGTACCTGTATCGTCCGAGGAGGATTCGTTATCTCATCTACATCGTCGAGAAATGCGTATTGAATCATTTAATCAATGACAAGTTCTTTTTTCTTCTTCAGCTTCCGACGCGGGCCTGATGATGGTATATCAACCTCCTTGATTTCTGATGCGATTGAAACAATATCTGATATGTCCCCCTCGGATGTCGCAGTTGTCTGACGAGCCTGTTGTAAAGTACCCAATAGACTGGATAGATCTAGCCCCCCGCCTAGACTTGACAAATCAATTCCAGGACCTCTCATATCTCTCTTATCACCAGATGATGATGATTGCGGCGCTGTTCGCGGGGGAGGCGGGGGAGGGGGGGCTGCGAATGTCTTGAACATTGTTTTGCTCATATGGAACATCATCGCAGAACCACCGACCATAAACATGAGTTTTAACTCGGGTGCCACATTCACCTTGTTACGATATTTCTGGAATAGTTGTTCAAATACCGTATCATAATCTTCCTGTGTTTCTATAACATTTTCCGACCATCCGTCAAGTTCTAAATCAAATGGGTCAAACCTTTTATTTAAAAATTCCACTCCAGATACGCACGCAATAAGCATACGCCTCTGAAACTTTATAGATTGTTCTACATCAATTGAATACATAAGTCTTTTATACTCAGATCTGATATCCTCAATGTCAGAATAGACTGTGAGTCGGGCTGACGTGTGTAATCCCTTCTTACCAAGACGCGTTATACGATTTAATAAATCTGCCTTTTCATCGTCGATTGTCTTGTATCCTTCAGAGGGACCACAATTGTTAGCCGATCTCTGTGGAGGAGGATCGTCCATGAATGTTGGTTCGCCGCCGTCAAATTCTACCGGTCTTGGTGCTGCAGGTGCGTTCATTTTTGTCTGATTCGCAAACATATCAATGTCCTCATCTACAGGTTCGAACTGTTCAGGTTTTCTGAACATTCTCGATGGAGGAGGTTTAGCAGGAGCTCTATGTTCGGAATCTTCCTGAGTCACATTAATCTCATCGAAAAATTTTCGCTCAGTTGGATCGAGATCAAAATTCATATACAATTCTCAGAGAAATGAAGTGCCATTCTTTAACGCAAAAAAAAACATATACATTGTATAAATGGTGCAGAGAGATACGATCCTCCTGATCCTTGTCGCATTGATATTTGTTAAACTCTTTTTCCCGCGGATAATTTCAGGGTTTGCCCCGATACATATCCAGGGAACTGGTCAACAGCCGAGCGATTTCTGGAATCTCAAGAATAGCATCTCGTGTGTTCCTGGACCTTCCAAGGATTCGGCATATTACTCATCCAGTGAAGGTCCAGGTGGAATATGCGGCGATGGCCAGTTTGTAAATCAGCAAATGAAAAAGTATAGTATATTATAACTAATGGGGATTTACTATGTCCATGTGGACTCTCATAACCGCGATTCCAACATGTACCCAAGTGGGAATAGCTATATCATGTATCTCCAGACTCAAATAAAGAATCCGGTGCGAGCTGATCTTGTATCGGCCAAGGTGCCTAATTCAATGTATAACATCACCGCAGGATCAAATACTATTACTGTAAATGGAAGCATACTGGGTATACCACCCGGTTTTTATTCGTCGACAACACTCGAAACTGCACTGACTCCAAATTTCACATTTCTTCCGGCACAAGGAAAGTTTCTGGCAAATAACCAGTTTACTATATCGTCTCTTCAACTTTCCAAGTGTCTCGGATTTCCTTTATCGTCGTCAGGAGGATCAGTTACATATTCAGCCGGATCAATATCCCCCAATGTTGTTGATTTTTCACTCAATGAATATGTATTTTTGGATATTGAAGAGTTTAGAACTCCAGCCATGAGTGACGCACAGGCTCTTCCAGTTTCATCTACTAATACAGGTATGTTTTTTGCCCCTATACCGATGGATGTTACATCAACAATCATAAAGCATTTTAAGGAATGTTCCGATTATCGGATTAGTGCCCATATTCCCTCACAGACTCTTTCTAGGCTTACAGTCCGGTGGTATGATAGGAATCGTAATCTATTGAATTTTCAAGGATACGAAAATAATGCATTTATTCTTCGCATTCATACAGACCCTTAAACTATATTGACATTAATTAATGAAGGATATATATGTCCAAACAACTTCTCAAGGCAGCGTAATGTATCTTCAGACTCCTTTAAAGAATGTAACTCGCGCCGAACTTATTTCGGCTTCGATACCCAATACACTCTTTAATATAACTGGGGGATCTTGTTTTCAACTTGATTCGAACATGTATTCGATTTCTGACGGATTTTATTCAGCGAGTACGCTCACCACATCTGTGAATCAGACTATGAATACAGGGCCGTATACATTTTCATATCTTCCTGGTGAAGGGAAGTGCCTCTTCACTAACTCTAGCAGATTCACGCTTAGTAATGTATCTACTTCTTTCGGGACAGTGACTGGGTTCTTTAATGGTAAAACAATTATTTCAAATCTCGCAACATCACAAAATGGATGGTATTGGCCCGGAACTTCTACAATATATTTTATAAAATCTCCAAATATTTCAAATTTTACAAGTACACCATTCGTTTGGCTCGATATAAATGAATTAAGGCGCCCTGATGAAATTTTAGCGGTTTCCAATACATATGGTTCTATAAATTCTACTGTATTTGCTACGATACCATTAGATACCTCGTTCGGTTCAACCAAATTTTTTAAATCATCAACTGATTATACATCATCAGTTGAGTATGCAAAACCGATTGACTTGATCGATCGCCTGACTGTACGATGGCTCGATAATACAGGGTCTCAATTGAACTTTAATGGGAATGTGACTACTGCGTGTATCATACGGTTTTTTGAAAAGGAACCCGACTCAATAATACTACAATCATCCACCATATCTGACGACATTATCAAGAAACCACCTACTCAAAAGATGGTAATCGTACTACTGGTGATAAGTATTGTATTTATTTTATTGATAAGACATAAATGAGCGAGTCGATATTCAATGTCGATCCGTGCGGGGGGGGAGGAGGAGGAGGTAGCAGCGGGGGGATAATTCACTCGCCTAATGTGTTTTCAAATCTCACGGGAAATATTATCGGGGATGTGCATGTATTAGGAGGCAATTTATATGCGCCGATAGTAGGCACGATCACAACCCCTAATGTATACTCTAATTTTAGTGGGAATATTATCGGTGATACGCATGTACTCGGCGGCAATATATACACCAATATTAAAGGGGATACATTCGTTTTTGGAAATCTTTCAACACCGCAAGTATTCTCAAACCTCACTGGCAACATTGTAGGGGATGTATGGATCCTTGGGGGTACATTATTCGGTAATATCGTAGGAAACGTCGAAACCATTAGTAATGTCATCTACGCCTCAAATGTGGTTGCCAACCT